GGCACCACGGTGACCTCAGGTAGAAGGCGGCTCTCTTTGATGAGAACGCGCATGAACTTCTGGGCCTGGGCCGGCTGGAGGAAGCCTCCGTTGGAGGTCAGCTCGCCGATGGAGAGGTCGGCCTTCTCAAGAAGCGAGCGGTTGGGCGTGAGCGCGTCGGTGGTCATGGGGTGGGGTTATCCTCTCACTTCTTCTGGCCGAGGAAGCTGTCTTCCGCCGGGGTGAAGTTCAGGTCGCGGGGCCAGCTTATCTCAGCCGAGCCGGCCTTGCTGACGTGGGTAGTCTCCACAACGGTGGCGTTGCTCCGCTGTGGTGCTTGCATGGAGCGGAGCTGGGCGGCCTGAAGGCGGACAAGTCCCTGGGCATCTTCCAGGCCCTTGCGCAGGCGTGCCAGCTCGGCGGACTGTTCGGGGGTGAGGCTCTTGGCGGTGGGGGTGGGAGCGTCGGTCTTCTTGGCGGAGGGTTTGGAGGCGGCGGCTACCTCGGGTTCGAGTTCGCCCATGATCTCGCTGAGCAAGGCCATGGCCTGCTTGAACCGCTCCTTGCGGGTCTTGGCCATCTTGGCGCCGTACTTGGCCAGCACGGATGCCGCCACGCGTGACGCGTCCGCCTTGGCGATGACTCGCTTGGCTGTACGGACGGCCAGCCGCTTGCTCATGGCCAGCACGGCGGGGGTGCTGGGTTCGGTGGCGCTGGGCGGTCCGCTGGCTGCACCTGCCTCCGCGGCGGCCAGGCTCTCCATGTCCACCATGGCGTAGAGGCTGTCTTCGAGGGCTTCGCTGACGGAGGACAGGACTTCCACCAGGGCGTCGGCGCGGACGTCGGCTTCGGTGGGGGCCACCGCGGCGGCCATCACCAGGCTCTTGGCACTGGTCAGGGCCTGGAGTGCCCCGTCCAGCACGGTGGCCAGGGCCACTTTCATGTCCGCCGTGAGAACCAGAGCACCCGCTTCCACGGAGGTGGGCGTGTCATCCAGGGCCTTGTCCGCGTCCTTGGGCGTGGTGGGAGTGGAGGAGCTACCCGGAGCGGCGACGGAGGGGGGGCCACTTGCCGGACCGGCGGTGAAGGTGCCGTCGGGGCGTTGGGTGACTTCGGTGGTGGGCATGGGGGCGGTCTTCTCCGTGGCGTGACGTTTGACCAGCAAGAACGTGCGCTTGTTGGCGGCGCGGTCCACCAGAGATACCTCCTCCACTTCCATGGAGGTCAGGCGGTGGATGTTCGGCGGCGTGTCGACAGAGGGGGCGGTCGGCATGGGGCGGAGGGTTCCGGGAGGGGGCAGGAGGGGATGATGCTCGGGGCGGAGCTTATCGGTCAACGCGTGGGGGCAGCGGTGGGGTCGGGCTTGCGGACAGCGCTGCCGCCAATGCTAAAGCCGGTCATGTCGCCGCTCTTGACGGCGGCCCACAGGTCGTCGTCAAGGACACGTACACCCATCAGCCACGTGCCCGCCCGGACCGGTACCCCGTTCAAGTCAAAACTGGCCGGGGCTATGTACGACTCCAGGATCTTCACCTTGTCGTTGATGGTGCCCTTGTGCATGAGGCCAATCGTACGGCTCTTCTCCATGTACGTGTGGGCTGCCTGGCGAATCTCCGCCGCGCTGTAGATGTCTTGCTGGGCGTCAACCTGTTCCGGCTCCAGCACAATGCCCAGCACAAACCGCTCCTCCTCCGCCTTCACCGTGAGGCTGCGCATATGCAGCCCAGCCCCGGTGCTTGGCGGGGGCACGTGCGCACCCGCCGTGGCCACGGCGGGCCACTCCACAACGGTCATGTCCGCCGGCAGGAACGACGCCACAAACACCCGTGACTCCGCCCCCACCGCGGCCAGCTTGAACACCGGCCCCAGCTGACTCAACAACCGCCGGTTGTCCGGCGTGTCATCCTCCTCCAGCAACCAGGCCCCGCGGCGCTCCGCCTTGAGCACGGTGTCCACCAGCTGAGCGGTGGTCCCCGCGTCCGGCGGGGACAACAACGTCAGGACGGAGGGGTCGGCCAGGGCCTTGGTGGCCAGTTCCTGCCAGTCGTCGCCGTCGTCGGGGTCAGCCATGGGCTGGACCAGAGGCCCGGAGGCCAGGGGGCCCAGCAAACGGGGGAGAGCGTCGTCCAGGGCCAGGGCGGGGGTGGGCTCGTCAACGTCAGGTTCGGGCTCGTACAGGAACAACCGCCGTACGCACAGACGGGGCTCACCGTCGACAAGCTTCACCAGGTCCGGGTCAAACTGCCCGGTGCCCACCAGCGCGTCACGCACCGCGCGGGCAGCCTCCGGCGTGGGCGCCTCCCAGTACCGGTAACGGCGGGGCACGGCCACCTCCAGTGATTCCGGCAACCCGCTGTGTCCGTGGGGCGGCATCAACCCCGCTTCCACGCTGTCCTGACTGAGCACGGCGGGCAGTGGGGTCTTGGCCAACTTGGCCGTCCAGGTGGGGGCCTGGCCGGGCTCGGGGTCGTTGCGGCGCAGCTGCAACACGCCTGCCGCCCCGGGCACAATGCCGGGGGGTAGGAAGAACTCGCGGAGGGTGTCCGTGAGCAAGCCATGACGCAACACCGGTGCGGAGGCGGGCTGGGAGCTGTCTGCTTTGGCCACACTGGCCACCTGGAGGGTGGCGCCCAGAGGGCTAGCCAGGGCAGCACCGGCGGCCAGAGGTTGAACACACCACGCCTCACCCCCCGGCGCCGCCTCCGCACGAAACCGCAACGCCCCCGGCAGAGGGCTCGAAACCGCAACGCTCGGCGCCCGCTTGGCGACCCGGGCGTGGGAGCGTGAGGTGCCCATGGTCGTCAGCCTTTCAGGCCCGCGGGGTCGGCACCCCAGGTCAGGTCGCGTTTGGTGAGGGGCTCGGCTGAGACCTGCCCGTAGCTAATGCACTTGTTCAAGTCCGTGGGCCACCCGTGCCCCTTGGGCTCCGCCACCGGGGCAGCCTTCTGCGTGACGGTGGGCGCAGGGTTGGCCACAATGCCTGCCTCCGCCAGAACCTTGCTCAGGCCTTCCAGGGCCTTGGCCAACCCGTTGGACGCAAAGTTGGTTCCGCCCCCGGGGGCGGACGCCGGCTCGAACATCAGGCGGCTGTTTTCTGCCGGAGCAGGCCGCGGGCCGGCTGGCTGGCTGGCGTAGGGCTGAGGCGGCGCGGCGGCATTCATCTGCACGATGTTGTCCTCCCGCGCGATCTGGTCCGTCCGGGTAGTCAGCGCCATGGGCGCCCCCCCGGCCGGAGCCAACGGGGCGTAGGCCGTGGCCATCTCCACGGTGAGCGTGGTCTGAGCACCGGTCCCGGTGGCCTCCCAGGACAGCGCCTTGGCCGTGGCCACCACAGAGGCCAGGTTCTTCAGACGCTGTTCAGCCTGGGGGGGAGTGTCCTTCTGGCTTGCGTCAAACTGGTGCCCAATCCAGGCACTCAGCGTGGCCGGCGTAAACGTCACGGCCGCCTTGGTGGTTTGCTGCATGGAGAGGTCTTCTGGGGCGGGAGCCGCCGCCATGCTGGCTCCACCGCCCAACCCGGCCAGCTGCGCGGCGCTGGCCAGCATCTCGGTGATACCGGCCATCTCGGCGGTGGCCTTGGCCATGTCGCCCGTGTCGAGGGCGGTGCAGATGCCCCACATCCGGTCACGTGCGCTTTGCAACGTCACACGCGCCGCCGTGTACGCGTCCAATTCCGCCTTGGCCAAGGTGGCAGGGGCGGTGCCGTCCCACACGGGCAGAGCCTTGATGACGTCATGGGGCGGGGCGGTGGCGGTTTCCACGGACCCGAGCAACGCACCGAACGCCTCCGCGTGAGCGTCAATCAAGGCGGGCAGGGCCGGGGCTGGAACGGACACAGGTGCCGCCTCGGTGGACTTGAGCAGCGCGGCCGCGCGCTGGGAAAGATGGCTGAAGTCGATGGGCATGGGGGACGGTCTCCTAGCCGTTGACGCTATCACACGCCATCCCCCGGCAACCACAGGCTGCCCCGGGGCGGTTCCCAGCCCGTGGCCGTGTGCAACTCCGTGTGGAGGGCGGCGGACAGCGTGTCCGTGATGCGCGGCAACGACCACTTCAGGTCACCGCGCATCACCCCAATCAGCTTCATGCACACGGCCCACCGGCGCGTTACCTCGTGGCCGGTGGCTTGCTTCACGCCGTCCCGTTTGAGGGAAACGTACACAGCGTCCGTGACCAGGTTGATGACGCGGGGGAGCTGCTCAGCCTCCAACAGGCTGGCAACCGTGGCGGGGATGCTAGGGGGCATGGCCCACCATAGTAGCCCGCCACCGGCCTGGCTACCGACGCTGCGGGCCTCCGGCGTGGGCGGACTGGTCACTGACCAGCATGGCCCGGCGGAGGATGTCGTCGTCGTCTTGGGTGTGCAAAAGCGCAACAGCCAGGTCCACGGTGAGGGCGCCGGTGTCGCGCCACTTCTCATACAGGTACAGGGCGCCGGTGGGGTCGTTGGGTTGGAGGTCGTCGAGGGATTCGGGCAGATGAGCCATGGTGGGGGTGTTTCTTTGGGCTGGTGAGGAGAGGAGAAGTGACCGGTTAGATGTCGGTCACGGGGACGAGTGTTGAGCGACAGTTCCCGTGAAGCGGCGGCGTACTCACGCCCAGGTCAGAGAGGCGCTGGTTGGTGTACGTGGTGGCAAACGCCCCGGCTTGGTCACGTTGACCCACGGCGTTGGCCGTCACGGTGGCCACCACCTGACGCTCCCCGGAGGCATCTTTGACGTACAGCTGCGGGGTACCAGAGGCGTCACGCCCGGTGGAGAGCCACGGGCTGGCCGTCACCAGGGCAGAGGGGTCATCACTGGCGGCAGCGTCCGTGAACCGCCGCAAGCCCTTGGCCACACTGAACCGGCGCCCATGCAGGAACCGACACGGCAGGCTGGTCACCTCATCGAGCACGGACAGAAACTCGTACTCCGTCACGCCCCCCTCCGCGTAGCTGGACAGGGACGCGTAGCTGCGCGCGCGGCTCACGGCCGACGCCGCCACCACTTGGAAGTACGCCGGGGTACGCCCCAGCTGGGCCAGCTCCACGGCCTGGGCCAGCTGGCGCGCCAGCTCCTGACGCCCCAGCCCCCGGTCCACCCCCTCCGCAATGATCTGCCGGGCCCGCGCCCCGGCCACGGCCGCCCGCTGCCCGTAGTGGTCCCGCACGTACACGGCCTGAGAGGCGGCGGCGTGGGCAGCCACGCGCTTGTCCACCGCGCTCAGGTCCACGGCTACGTCCAGGCCAAAGGTGCGTTTGACATGCCGGCGCATACCCCCCATCACCACGCG